GGTGGCGCCCATCACGACCGACGTAAAGCCGTAATTCTGCGGCGACTCGATCGCCTTGCGCGTCTCTGACGCCATGAAGTTGCCGCCCATCTCCTGCATCAGCTTGGAGTCGTCGACTTGATCGACGGCCGAGCGGGAGCCGCCGGCGGTATAGGCGCGGAATGACGTGTTCAAGGGCGTTGCGCGATGCATTTCTGATCGCTCCTATTCCTGCGGCGCCTACGAGATGATGATTTGGCTTTCCGGCGGCGCCCCGGTCGCAAAAGGCTGTTGATCGTCCAGCAGCGCCGGATTGACGAGCTCGAGCGTGGTTTGCGTCCCGACACTGCTGTTCTGCTCGAAAGTCACGGTGCGAACTTTCAGTGCCTCACTGAGCATCGCCATCGGCGAGTCAACAAAGACCTTCTGGCCGGCTTCCCATAAATGCTTGCCGTCAAACAGCCAGCCGTAAACGACGACATTCGCAGTTATCTCGGTCCCCAGACGCCACTTCTTTTCGTTGTTGGCGCGGTCGCAGAGCTCGCCCTTGGTCGCGACCGGCTGCTCGGACGGAATGATGAGCTTGCTGTAAGGGACGTCCGCGGCGCCCGGTATCTCGCATTTCATTTCGTTCGTGGCCGATCCATACTGCTGATCGCTGCCGGCGGTCTGTCCGACCGTCTGGTATTTCAAATGGAAAAAGTCCTGGCTGATCAGACATTCCATGGCTTTTATATTCACGCTCTCTTTCAGCAGCGCGCTGACTTCATAATTATGCTCGCCGATCAGCAAGTAGTTGCCGAATTGATCCGAGCCGAGGACGGCCCCGCGCGGGCGCGCTATGCGCTCGAGAAAATCCCAGGTGAGCTCGCCGACTTCGTTCTGCAGTTTCTGGAATGGCAGCGGGTTGACTATGCCGATGATCTTCGGCTCGCCCGGATAGACGCTCATCACCTCTTTATAGACTTGCGAAAGCGTCTTGCCGTCGAAATTTCCAGTCAGCGTGTCGACGCTGCTTTTGTATCCCCAGCGCGACCAGGTCTTGCCGATCAGCTGCACTTGATGCTGGTTGGCGTTGTAGCTTACCTGCCGATCGGTGATGATCCCGGTAAGCGCGCGCTGGCCGGCCAGCCAAACCGTGCAGCTGTCGCCGGGCTTGAATTGCAGCAGCGTCCAGTCGGCCGGCGGCGGCATGCGCTCGGAGGCGATGAATCTGAAATAAGCATATGAGTCGTTCCATCGAAACTGCAGCCAAACAGATTCCCAGTCGGTGAATAGCTGATCTCTGACCGAAAGGATCGCCTGCTCCTGTGGCGGGAACCGACTTTCAATCTGCGGCGCCGGCGTGTCGGGAGGCGGGTCCGGGGTCTGTCCCGGTTGCGGATCTGGTCCGGCGACAACGTTGACGACCATGGCTACGCCGACAAGGCGAGGCCGGTCGGCGGACAGAATGCCGGGTGCACGACCTTGTTCTCCTGCACTATCTGATCGCAGCGGCTGGCGTCCTGATAGAGCCGATAGGCGATGACCAGGCTCGGCATGGGTACCGCGAACTGATACCCAACCATGCGCGGCAGCGGCCTGGCGGTCGTGACCAGGAAGTTGGTCACCGCGGCGTCGAGCTCGATCAGCGCAACATAGCTCGCCTGGTCCATATCGTCGGCGGCCTGCTCCTCGGCATTACCGAAGGGATCGAGCAGCGCGAGGCGCAGTGCCTCGACGTCCTGGCGGCTGACAAAGCTCATACTGGCGATGATCTGCGCTTGCGTCACAAGGCAAAAATAGATGCTGGTATTTTGCACCAGCGTGGCGCCAAGCGAGACCGGAGTCTCGGCCTCGGTTTGCGTCAGCACGTTTGCGATCTGTGCTTGCGTCGCGCCGGCCTGGCGGACCTGGTCGAAGCAGTTGGCGAGTGGCACGCCGAGCGTGTTCTCGGCGAGATAGGTCGGCGCATAGGCGATGAGGTCGCCGAGCGCCGAACGCGCCACCGCACCATTTGTCCCGGCCGGCGCGATGCATGCGGCCAGGCGCTGCGCCAGGCGCTCGACCAGACCCGTCGCCTCGACCGCGTCCGGCTTGTTCACTTAGCCTCCTCGAGCAACGCCTGCGCGCGCTGCTTGACCGTAAGCGAGGCGGTGGTCAGCGCGGCGGTCACATTCGGCGCCGGATTTTGCGTCTTGCCGTATTCGATGAAGCTCATGTCGATGACGCAATAACCGCCGAAGCGCTCCTCCTCGGTCATCCGATAACGGCCGCAAGCGACCCACATCGGCGCCTGCGTCGGCAGCTGCAGGATCCCGGGCAAGCCACCGTCGAGCTTGTTGACCAGCTGATCGCGCGCGATCCGATAGTCTCGGCGATAGAGCGGCAGCGCCGTGTCCTTTGGATATGCGATCGTGTAGCCACGAATTGTGAACTCCATCGCCCGCCGGCCCATCGCTTCCGCGTAAGGCAAGTCGCGCTTGGGAAATTCGTGCACGACGAGGCGCTGGCCGCCCTCGCGGCTGTTTGCTTCGCAATGGAACTGCGCGCCGGCAAACGTCGCCGGCAACAGCTGGTCGCGCCAAATGGTGTTCGGGATATCGAGGATCGTTGACATTGAATCATTCTTCTATGGGCGCGCGGCCGGCATCGACCGGGCCGCCTTGCGCCGGCGCCATCTGATTTTGCCGGTTCACTTGGATTTTCCGGAAAATGCCGCGGCCGCCGACGCTGACGTCGGTCCCCTTCGGCGCGTTGATGTTGGCTGTCAGCGTACCATGCCCTTCGACCTTGACGGCCCGGTCGGCCTGCGCGTCGAGCGTAGCGCGATCCGCCGCGCGGTCGCCACCGGCGGCCGCTCGGGCTCGTTCCTCTTCAAGCGCCTTCTCGACTGCCAGGCGGTATGCGTGGGTGCCGCCGCCGCCTTGATTCCATTCGTTGTAAACTTCGCCGCCGCGAATGATCTTGCCGCCGCGAAACCACGCATTGGGATCCCCCGGCGATCCTTGATCAGTAGCGCCACCAATCAAATGACTGCCGGCGAGCGCCTCGGCCTCTGCCGCGTCGTATGTTGCCAGCTGGCGCGCGCTCATCGCCCCGCCGACCGACCGGAACCGGCCCTTCGTGCTGTAAAATGACCCATACAACATTTCGTGCAGCGACTTTTTGGCGACGGTTGCTCGGTTCATCAGGCTTTCGATCGGCGCGACCGGGTCGCTGCTGTGCTCGAGGCTCGCCATCGCCGCAACGTCCCGGCGCAGGTTTGGATCGCTGGCAAATTCCTGTTTGAAGTGCTCGCGCTGCTTGGCCAGGAACTCCGAGTGCTCGCCGAGCTTGCCGATGGCCTTGGGATCGGCGCCGATGACTTGCGTTTGGATTTTGCCGCCGGGAATGTTTTTGTAATCGCCGCCGCCGGGAACGATGCCACCGCCGGCATCGCCATCGCCATCGCCGGCGCCACCGCCTGGGCGATCGGGCAGGCCCCGGCCGGCGCCGGGAAGTCCACGGAAGCCCGGTATCCCGCCGCGGCCACCACCACCACCGTCACCGCTGCCAAGGCCGGGGAGGCCGCCGAGGCCGTCCATGCGCGCGCCTGGCGTGAGCATGAGATCGAGATACTGATTCAGCTTTTTCAGCTGATCGGTGTTTTCCTTCTGCTCTTTCGTCAGATCCTTGGCCGTGCCGCCGAGGCCGGACAGCGGCAGCACCGCCTCCGGCCCGGCCTCGCCGATCATGGCGACTGTCGGCCGCGAGACAATGCCGCCGTGCTGCATATGCGGCACCGGCGCTTCCGGAGGGTTCCACCGCTGCTGAAGTCGTTTGAGCGCCTCATCCGACTGTTGCTGACGCTGCTCTGGAGATCCGAACAAGAATGATTTCCAGTCGTTCGCCTTCAACGCATCGGCGGTTTCTTTGTTTCGATCAATCACAGTCTGCATCGAGGTGACGATCGCATCCATGGCCGGCGGCACCGCGTTGAGCATCGTCACCAGGTCGGGCCCGAACGCTTCCAGGAATGATTCCTTCAATTGGGTATTCTTCGCGATAATCCGATTCTCGGCCGCCTCGATCTTCTCGGCTGCTTCTTGCGCCGCTTTGATCTGCGCCTCACGCTCGGCCGTCAAGTTTTTGAGCGGCTCCCGCATGCGTTCCATGGCTTCGGCGCTGAGACCGAGCTGCTCATAGAATTGTGCTTCCGAGCGCGCGGCGTCGCGGGTCGCCTGCGCCTCGCTTTGCTCTCCCCCCGCCTTTGATCTGTCGTAGTCATATCGCTTTTGACGAAGTTGTTCGGCGTACTCGCGAGCGGTATTTACTCGATCGGCGTCCGTTTTCGCTTTGTTTATCCGGTCGAGCATTGCGGCCATTTCTTCGCTGTTAAAGCCGGACGCCTTTAGAAACGCTTCTCTCTGCGGGCTGCCGCGCCGCCCGAGCTCCGCGAGCGTCACGGCAAACTTGCCCATCATGGCTTGCGCGTCCTCGGCCTTGACGCCGATCGCTTCAAATTGATTGATGACATTCTGCAGACCCGGCGCGTTGACGCCGGTCAGCTGCGCTTGACGGGCGACGCCCGCCATCTGGGCCGAAAGGTTTTTCAGCAGATCGACGCTGGCGCCGGCGGCGAGGCCGAGGACGCCAAACTTGCCGATGTAGCCGAGCATCGCCTTTTCGCCGCCGATCGCGGCGGCGGTCAGCTCCTTGACTCCGGCGCCGAGCTCGGCCTGCTTGCGCCGGAACGATTCCATATGCGCGGCCGAGGCGCCGCTGCCGAGCTGCTGAACCTCCCGGCGCAATGCGACAACGCCGGCCGAGGCGTTGTCGACCAGCGTAACGGTTAAGCGTAGTTCTTCCTGCTCGGCCAATTCAGTCGTCCGGTTGCTGGGCCCGACGCTCGCGCATGAGCTGGACGGTGCGCCGTAAATGCATCTCCAATTCGCCTAAAGTCATATCGAGGAAAACGCGTGGGTCGACGTGATAGTGCTCGGCCAGGCGATAGCAATCTAGGATGATGGCGTCGTCGGCGGACGATAGCCCCGAAAGTCTGGAACAAAAAAAACCGACAGCGTGTGAGCGCAGCCGAGCCAGTCGTGCGGATTCATTTCCTGCAAAAACGGCGGCAGAATACCGCAGAGCTGCGCCATCATGGCGTGCATCCTGCGCTCTTCTATCACCAGCTCGTTGTTCGCATTGAAGCGCGTCGGATTGCCGAATTGATTGATATCGCGAGCTTTCGGCTCGCGGAACACCAGCTTGTCGACGAGCTCGTTCTTGTTGTTGCGGATTGATCCATGGAGCAAATGAATCGTAATCGGCCAGGGCGAAATCCGGGCCGCGATACCGCTGCGCAAAGCCTCGATCTCGGCGAGCGTCGGCTCCGGCTCCGGCGCCTCGAATTTGAGCTGCGATGGCAGCGCCGGTTCCGGCCGCGGGTCGCTTGGCGCCAGCACCTCGGCCGGGGTCGGCGCCTCGACGAAGCCTTCACGAATTACTTTGACGTTCTCGTTCATGCGATCGACATTTCCTGACAGGCCAGGCCCTCCCAGCGAACGCGCGTCTGGCCCTCTCGGGTCTGGTTTTCGAGGCCGCCCTTACAGGTCCCGCCGGTGAGCGTATATTGCATCGAATTGGCGAGCTGCGCGGTCACGGTCACGTCGGTCTGGGCTTGCAGCGTATCAAACGACAAGCCCGGCACCGTCGACAGATCGCCCTCGATGTAGGGCACCCGCGGGAGTTCCTGGTAACCATGAATGCCATCCTGGCCGGCGAGCATCGTGCGCTCGACCGATGACGGCGACACGACGAAATTACCGCGCAGCGCCAGCTGCACCCCATCGACGGTAACGAAGGCGGTGCCGGCGATTCTCTGTGCCATCTGATTCCTCCTGGCAGTTGGGAATGATGAATTGGTTAGGCGCCAGAGCTCGCCTGGAAGGGCGGCGGCGCTTGGCCGATGATCTGCAGATCGATTCCGCGGTCGTACTGCAGTCTGAATTGCGCCAGCACCGCAAAGACGCGCAGCTGATTGATCAGATCGGGAGGATAGAGCACGTTGACCCGATTTGGGTCATTTGGGTCGCGTTCAACAATCAAGTTGGCCTTGAATGCGGTGAGGTTCTCGACCAGGCCATTCCACATATCAATCTGATACTCGTTGACGAGTTCGGCCTTGATGATGCCGGGCGTCACGATGGCCTGTCCGGGCCCGAACTTGGTCCCGTCGTCGGCGAGCTTGCTGCGCGGGAATTTGGACGTGATCGCGTATTTCTGATTGCGCAGCAGCGTCGCCAGCGTTTCGAGCGTGGTCACGAGCTCGTAAGCATCGTCCGGCGCCCCGTACAGGTTCTGCTGATAACAGGTCTGCTCACGCAGGATCATCGGCTGGCCGTCGCTGCCGACCTCCTGGATTGCAATACCGCTGGTCGCCAGATTGTTGAGCTCGCCCCAATTGAACCTGTCCTGCAGCGGGCACGCCTTGATGTTGTTGAGCGCGAGGGTTTGCAATGGCCTGGCCGGATCGTTGACCAGCGCGCGCTGCGCCTTGGCCGCATAGGAGGCCGCACATTCAAACATCGGCGAAAGCGTGGTCTGCTCAAACCCCATGACCGTTTCGACTGCGCTGTTATTGCCTACTCCCCACAAGACCATGTTGTCATAGGTGTCGCGCTTGGCCGAGAACACCATGCCGAATTGCTGCCGGTTCCAGCCCCATCGGCCGGTATCGGTAAAGCCGTATTCCTGGTCCCAAGCGAACAGCGAATTGCTGTCCGTGTAAGGCATCGCCACGAATTCGAAAGCTTCCTTCTGAATGTTGCTGATCCCGTTGGTGAACAACGGGACGCCAACGCCGCCGGTCAGCAAGCCGGTCGCCGGCAGAGTGATGCCAAGGCCGATCGGCGTGAACTCGCTGCCGCGGGTGCCGTAATAATTCATGCTGACCGTTATCTCGTTGGCGTTTACGCTCTTGAATACGCTCGTCAACGTGACGACGCCGGCGGCCGCCACCGCGGTCACCGGCAACGTCGGGATGCCGTCCGCGGTCGCCGTGGTGATGGCGTCGGCGATCGCGGTGGCGATGTCGCTCACGGTGTCGGTGGTCGCGATGTTGACCGGAATATGAGTGCCGGCGATATACAAATGAATGGTGCCGGCCGCGGTCGGCGCCGCCGTGATGGTGATCGCGCCGGTCCCCGGAGCGCCCCCCGTCGGCTCGGCCACCGGCAGCGCCCACACCTCGTTGGCGAAGTTGTTCGAGTAATAAGCCTGGAACATTCGGCTGAGCTCACTGCCGGCGCCAAAATGCGCGTCGGCCATCGCCTGGCTGCCGATCGGAATGGCGACGTCATGCGTCGCGCTGCCGGCCGCCGTCATGACGCCGACCAGCAATGCGCGCAGATTGATCGACGGCAACCCGGCCATGCTGCCGTCGACTTCGACGTAATACAAAGGCACCTTAATATTGGCCGGGATGTTGGCGAATGAGATCGGCATGGGCTGGATCCTTTCCGGGAGATTTTGCAATGCGGCGGATGGTGGCGAGCGACAGCGCCCGGGTGGCGCTGCTCCTTGGACGGCAGGCGGGATTGCGCAGCGCGCGCGCCGCGATCGATGCCGAGCTGGCGGCGCTGCGGCGCGAGCTGGCGGCGACGCGCGCCGAGTTGCACCGGATCAGGTCAATCGATGCTTTTGCGGCGGCGTCTAGTCCGCAGCCGGCGGCGGCGCGGCGGCTGAACTAACGTTCACTACCCGGATCGAGCCGGCGCGGATTCTGCGCCGGGTAAAATCATCGTCCGGCCATTCAGCGGCGCCGGTAGAGCGGAACCTGGCGCCCGAAGGATGCTTCAGCACGCGCCATTTTTCCTCGGTCGGCTCGACGCGCAGGCCAGGCGGGCGCTTGCCGCCCCGTGGCCCGCTCGGCAATCTGGTCGCTATCTGCATTTGGTTTCTCCCTTGCCATGTGCTCGCGGAGCGCTTGCATCCTCGCCGGTATCGTGTTCAGGCCGGTGTAGTTCACGGCGACCTGCTGGCGCTGATCCATCTCGGTCTGCGTGTCGCCGGGCTTAACGCCGGTGGTTACGTCGATTTCATTGAGCGTGTCGGTGATGTCCGGGTACCACTCCGAACGATAGAAGCAGTTGACTTCGTATTGCAGCTCGCCCAGCGGCAGCTCGTTGTTGAACGAGGCCGGGCCGAAAGAGAACCGGCGGTGGCCGCGCACAATGCTCTCGATCAGATAGCCTTCCGGGATGCTGCTTTGCAGCACGTTGGTCAGTTTCAGATCGGTCCAGAGGATGGCCATGATCTTGAGGAACGCCTTGTCGATTGTCTGCTCGAGCACGTTCTGATCGTTGTTGACCGCGATCACCGAAAAGCCGATGCGCGCTGTGTGCTCGAACCGAATGCAGCCCTCGTTAGCGTCGCCGTCGGGCGCCATGTTCTCTTCGATAAAATAAACCCCAAGAAACGGAAGCAGGTCCGGCTGCACCGGCAGCATCTTGGTCTTACGCGCGACGTAGCCAGCAAACGTCGGATCGGCGGTGAGCAGGCCAAACATGGCGTCGCGAATATTGAAGGCCGCACTTTGCTGCTCGCTGATCACGGCACAACCTTCTTGAGCTGCAGCGTGATTTCGCCGGCGCCGTTATGCACGCTCGCCGTCACCTGGAAGTCGCCGAGCGCCAGCAGGCCGCTGATCGGCTCGGCCGGAATGGTGATGATGTCGTTCTGCGCCGGCGGCACCGCGAATTCCGAAGCCTCGACGTCGATGATGGTTTGCTGCTCGGTCAGGAGTGAGTCGTCCTCGAGCAGGTATTGCTGGCGGTCCGAATTGTAGATCCCGCGAGCGCTATAGGCCGGCACGCCTGGTTGCGAGCCGAGCGGATTGACGGTGATCGGGCGCCCGTACTCGTTCTGCGCCAGCGAA